GAACCTATCTACGCGAGCTTAATATGGATTTGACACTTGCCGATTTAGCTACCGCAAAACCATTGAATGGATTACGACCTATTGAACATTGGAAACGTTTTGGTATTGGTCAATCAGGCGTCAATCAAGGTATCAACTCATGGGGAGCATTACAATTCGGTGTTAACGGATTGCGTAAGTTCCATGAAGTAACTTATTTAGCAAAAACATTTGCTGGTGGAGATACTGCCACTCAAGAAATTGTCAAACGTCAACGATTTACGGTATTTGATATGCCTACACCTGGAACATTGCATAGTTCTAAATTTGATGGTGACAATATTGTTGATGTATGGTTTAACTATTCAGTAGATAATCGACAATATAAATATGACGCAGAAGGTCACGCTGAGCATGGGGTAATTCTTCATCTTACAGATGGTGTTGCTCGTGTACACAAGTTATCTACAAACACTGATGTGTATGTAACAATTAAATAGTAGGTGATTCAAATGGTATTCGATACGTCTAATTTTACAACAACACAAAAAGCAAAGTGGTCTAATGGTAAAGCCGCTGACCAAACGAACTTTCACCAATTAATTGATGCGATTGCACAATTAGTTATGCAAGCAGCGGCTGATATTAAAAATGATGTCCAACAAACTCAATCTGGTTATACTGATGATAAAGCCAAAGCAGTAGCAAAATTGTTATTGAATACTGAAAGCGACTATAATAGTACATTGCTATGGACCAAATTAAATGAGTCCATAGCTAATGCTATTGTATCAGCTTCAAATCAAGTTGTAACGGATTATGATGCAAAATTAAAACCAAAAGTTACAAGTACAGTATCAACTGAAATTGGTAAAGTTATCACAAAGGATAATCAAACATTTAAAACAAATGTAACTGATATCGTAAATGTATTATTGACAACATTAAAAGCTCAATCACCAATCACATATACTTATACTTATAATGGTGCGTTATTGACCATTACGAAGAATGCTGGTGGAGTTCTTTCTAATATTTCAATTACAACAACAACTGGTAAGGAATTGCTATCTCCAACAGCAGTAAAACTTCCTGCAGAAGCGTCTGGTGATGACAATACATTCTTCATCACTCGCTTAGATGGAGCTAGACTAGTTGTAAACCGTTCAGGGGTAGTGAAACCTGCAGTAACTCTTATTGGATAACAGGAGAATATAATGAAAATTGTAAATAATTTTTATGACAAAGATGGAAATTCTCTACTAAAAGTTAACGCACAAGGTGAGCGTGTAACAACCGAAGAAATTAAGGTTGTTTACGCTCATGCCAATGTGGTTAACAAAAATGGATTGAAATTGAATGATGATAGTATCACGGTCACACGTGAGCGTTATCCATTACATTTCTCTCATTGGGATTTCCGAGTTGAAGATATCGTTGGATATATTCGTACAGATGGTAAACCCAATGAAGATGGTGAGTTTGTAGGATATATCTCATTCTATACATCTACTGAACAAGGACGCCATGCAGCACAAGTATGGCAAGATGGTGTCATTGATGAGTTGTCAGTTAGTTATTATGTAGATGAAGCTGAGGAAATTGATGACCTAAATGGTGGTACATATTTAAACGTTGTAAAAGCAACATTAAAAGAAGTATCACTTGTTTCAGTTGGGGCTGACCCTGACACTCATGAGGTCAAAGGTGATTCAGACGAAGATACTGATGAAGATACTGATGATAAAGAAAAAGAAGTAGAAAAACCTGCTGATGATGTAGATGAAGAAGATAATGATTTATCACAAAATGCATTAGATGATGCTAAATTGAAATTTTTTAAGGAATTAGTATCATTTTAGTTGACATAAGAAACTTTTTATGATATACTTTTATTGTAATATAAAAGTATATCATAAATTTAATGAGGTATAATAAATATGAAAAAATGGATTGATGAACTTGAAGAAGTTAACAATCGACTAGATGAATTAAAAGGTCTTGTTAAGAACTCTCAATCAGTAGAAGATGTTGATAAATTTACAACTGAATATAAAGACTTAGTTGAACGTAAAAATGCGTTAGAACAAACGAAACCAAATAAGGAGCAAAAAATGAATTATTTAGAAACTCAACAATCGTTGAAAGATTTCGTAGCTATTCAAACCAACAACAAGTTATCAAATGAAGAACGTTTAACCGCGTGGAATGAAAAACTTGCAGAGAATGGTGTAACAGTTACAGATCCTTCTGCTTACTTACCTAAAAAGTTAGAACTTGAATTGCAAACAGTATTGACACGCGCCAATGCGGTATTCCCATTATTCCGTGTTACCAATGCAGGTGCAATCTTAATTTCACAAGAATTAACTTCAAATGACGAAGCTCAAATCCATACTCCTGGTACTACTAAGACTCGTCAAGCAGCAACATTGACAGTTTCTGGTATTAAACCTCGAATGATTTATAAAGCTCAATCAATTGATGAAATCCAAAAACAAACTCTTTCAAGTTTTGAGAACTTATATGAAACCATTGTTGCTGAATTAGCGCAACGTGTTATTGATAAAGTTGTTGACCTTGCCCTTGTTGAAGGTACTGCTACTGGTGCTGAAGGTGCTTCTGCTACTGAAAACGGATTTATCTCAGTAACTACTGAAACTAATACAAACAAGGTAAAACATGTTTCTGGTAAAGATGACTTGATTGCAGGTGTTGAATCAGCAGTTGATGAGATCACAGTTGGTGGTAAGAAATATTTGATTATCACTAAAGCTCATAAACATGCAATCCTTAAAGCGTTACGTACTAAATTCCCTCAAATGACAGTACGTAATAACAACACTGATATTGCAGACGCTCTAGGTGTTGATGAGTTGGTTATCTATCAAGGTACTAAAGCTATCAAACCTACCGTAATGGCAGAAGGTGCTTATGCAGTAGATATGAAACCATTGAATCGTATCGAACAATTCCGATTTGATACCAATGAGAATGATATTCTTGTTGAAACAACTGCAAGTGGTCGTCCATATCTATTTGGTGGTATCGCAGTTATTGATTTAGATTAATAAATAAAAGTGAGGTTACTTATGGATATTGAATTACTAATCAAACAGGTGAAAGCGTTTCTTAGAATGGCATCCGAAGTGACCGTCTATGACGAGGAAATTAAGGTATTGCTACGAAGTGGTATCAATGTGTTACGGGGTAATGGTATTGAAGTTACCAATACCCCACTCGTCACAGATTATCTATGTACATACGTACGTACACGTATGTTACGTGATACCTCACAAACATTTAGAGATTTTGAATTGGAACGTGAGAAAAGTATATTGAATCAACTATATTTTGGAGGAACTGATGAAAGTACAAGTAATTTTAAACTATGAAGATGAAAATCGACGTGTACGTTTAATCGGTGATATCTTAGAAATCGATAAAGATGATTTTGATAGTACTCATCACCGTAAATTAACAAAGAAAGAGCTTGAAAATGTTTGATGAAATAACATTGGGTGTTATCACTACTTCAAAGAATAAAAACGGTGAGAGTGTTGAAACGGAAAACAAAATAACAGTATCAGCAGTACCTCAACGTATTAGTCGTGAACAACGTGATAAGAATAATGAACGTGGGCCTGGTAAGAATTTACGATTTAGAATTGATTTTCTTGGTGAAGAGTATGATGACCAAAACATTCCTTATTTTTATCATCGAGGTATTCGCTATAGTGTACGTGACTTCGATCGTGATAAGACAGGTACTGGTTATTTCATTGAAGGTACAAGTATAAGAGGTAAGGTATGAGATTTGAATCATATACTGAATTTTATGAATTTCTACAAAAAAACCTACCTGATTGGGAAATCGTGTTTGGTACGTCAAAAGATAGTGTCAATGGTAAAACGTGTTTCATCAACCAAGATAAGTGTGTCACAACCTCAGTTGATGATGTAAAACTTATCCAATATACAACATATGATTTGATATTTCTACAAGAACGTGCCGCATTTTATAATACACCAATCGTGGAACAGACCATTGATGGTGTAAGATTTATAGAATACAATGATGACTCTGGTATGAATATATTTGTAGGGTCAGTAATTGTATGGGGTCCAAGGAGTTTGCCTGATGAGTAATGATGTTATTAGTGACGCTAATATACGAAGTGTAGCTACATATCTAGATCAAGCATCTAAAGAAAATGCTGATAGACGAATTAAAAAAATGGCAGATGATTTGTTATTCAAACTACAAAAACATGCTCGTCAGCATCAGCGAACTGGTGACCTTGCTAGGAATATCGTATTAAGTAAAGAAAAATTAGGTCATTATCTTATTGATGGTGGTTATAGAAGTACCTATTCGGATAGAACGTATCACGCGATTCATTTCTTTGTCCATGAAGATGGTAAAAAAGCATTAGAGCAAGCGCTCAATGATGTGATAAAAGATTTACATGATAAT